TCCTCTAAGAAAGCATAGTAGCATCCTGAATCATACTTTTCTTCTTGCCAGCTTTTGTAATAGTAAATACAATCCTGCCAAGTTTCAAACTCTAGATAGCCTTGAGGATTTCCTTCTTTAATAGCAGTCTTATGTCTAAAACCAAAGATGTTATTAAACCTAAGACTACAATCTTTACATTTAAGCCACATAGTTTCAAGCATTGCTTGCCTCATTACTATATCTGGCTTTTTAATTCTTTGTTTGTTAATTTCTGCCCATACAGAATCTATAGTCTGACTATAGATACTTAAAGGCAGAAGTAATAAAATCAAAGTCTTCATTCTACAAATTGTTTTAAATTAGGGGGGCTGTAGTTAGGTCCTTTAAGAATCTTACCATCTTGTCTTAACACAGGCTTACCATCTTCTCCTAGCTTGGACATGTTGCTTTTGTGTATTTCATTAAATACATTTACAATAATGTGCTGCATTCCATGCTTAATAATAGTCCCTAAGAGTATATAAAGTTTATCTCCTAAAGCATCAGCAATACCCTCTAGGTCTTTATCTAAGGCAGCTAGTAAGTATTCTTTGTTCTCTTCTGCCATTAAGTCATACCTTAGTACAGCTTCTTTAGCTGATACAGGAGTTATATCCTTAGCATAAGGCTGGTTAAAAGCCTCATGGAACTCAATAATTTTATGTATAAGATGTTCCATATTACCAATTAATTATGTGTTTAGTTTTTTCAAATTGATTGTTAGTTATCCATGGTCTACTATTTCTAGCTGCATAAGCTGGATGCTCTGCTTCATAGATATTTGGTGTAGGGTATATGTATTGCTTAAAACTTTGAGCATCTCTACCCCACAAAAACCATAGTAAATCTGGTTTAACTATAGATAACTGAGTTAAGAATCCCTTGGTAAAGTCTGACCATACAGTTCTATGACTTCCAGGACTTCTTCTTCTCACTGTTAGGAAACTATTTAACAAAAGCACACCTTGATTAGCTAAATATTCTAGTGAATAATCAAAATCTAAGCATAGTCCATTATGTATTTCTTTTTCTATAGCTTCTCTAATTTTTACCAAGCTGGGATTTATATAGAGTTCTGATTTAACTCCAAAAGCCAAGCCTGTAGCACTACCATTATTGTAAGGGTCCATACCTAGTATAACTCCTTTAATATCATTGTATTGACATAATTCAAAAGCTCTAAATATTTGTTTAGGCTCAGGGTATATTACATACTTTTGATATTCTACACTAATGGTTTTCACAATCTGATTGACACCAGAGGATTCCCATAATTTAGGGAACCTCTGATACCAATCACCTAACTGTTCTACAGTTTCTTTTCTCACTCTACCTTTGTATTTTTAATAGGTTCAATAGTGGTATAAAGTATTTCTTCATCTCCAGGAATAGACCATATCTCTGACTTATCAAAGTCAAATATATAGTCTTGAAATTTACTACAAGATAGATAAGTGTTATGTTTACACTTGCATACTTCACTCATACAACCTAAGTTCTTATGTAAATTTCTTAGCATTACCTGATTTCTAGAAAGAACTCCTATAATACCTTTTATATTAGAACCATGATGAAAATCTAGTATCTGCTCTTTAAATTTAGGAGACATTTTAGAGTATTTACCATACCTAAACCAGTCATAGTCACTTTGATACTGCTTAGGTACATCATAAATAAACACAGATTTATTTACTGAAGGTTCATACCTATGAACAAGATGTTCATTTATCTCATTAAGATTAGCCTCCTGCTTTACTATATTCTGTATATCCCTTTCATTAAGTAACTCAGGGTATTCATACATAAGTACAATGTGATTATCAAATTCTGGATAATTTAAGTCTTTAATGTAACAATTTACTAGATTATTAGACCAACCAAAGAAATCTTTGTTAAAGCCTAGCATAGGTAGAACAAGAAAAGAAGCTTTATTCTTCTGTTCTTTCTGGCTCATTATGCATTCTAGTTTCTATCACACCATTATTCTCATAAATCTCTCTTGAGTAATCCCACAAATCATTTTCTAAATGCCAGTGTAAGTCATTAATAAGCTCCCAAATACCTGCTCTATTGTAGCCTGCTAGTTTGCCTGCAAAGGCAGCTCTGTTATCATTATAACTAAGCTTCCATATTAGAGGATTTTTTGGATAGTCTACATTTACTACAATATATTTAAAGTCAAAAACTTTATAGTCTTCTAGACCTTTTCTAGCTTTAAAGACATGATTAATGTAGTGGGAATATAAAGCTCCTTGAATATCATACCTGTAAGAATACATAGACTTAGTAAAAGCATAAGGGCTACTGCTTGTAGTCTTAATATCTAACGGCTGAATAATTTTATTATCATGGTCTATGATAACTAAGTCAAGTTTAACTTTAAAAGTAAGAGGAAATCCGTTGTCTAGTATTTCAAAAGTATCCTCTAGTTGATAGATTTTTTCTTTGTTTCCTACAATGTATTGGCTTAGAAAGTCTTTAGTAAACTTGTTATTTAAAAGAGCAGTAGAACAAGCACTGGCTTTAAAGAAATCTTCAGTCGTTACAATTATCTTATCTCCAGCAGTTACTATATCCATTGCATAATCTTTAGCCTCTTTGTTAAACCTTTCTATAACTTTATCTGAGCTAATTTTAAATGTACCATGAGTATAAGCACTTTCATGGGCAGCAAGCTGCTTCTCACTATCACTTAACTCACTATCTGTGTCAGCCATAAGATTTTTATAGTAACTTATAAATAAATCAGTATAATCTTTCATTAGATTTGTAGGCTCATTATGACTAACTACTTTAAAAATACTGTAAAGATTATCAGGTTCAGTAAGTAAGCAGTCTACTAGAGAACCTAAGTTAACAGCATGTTTATCTGAAATAACTTCTTCTTGCTCTATGTATCTTTTATAAAAATCCTTAGGACTTCTATCCAATAAAGCCAGTTTACTAAAGCTTAAATGGGATAATTTATCTGAAATAATATTAGTCATTTTTATATACTGTTACTGAGTTAGTTACTTTTTCTGCATTCTTTTCATACAGCTTGATTCTTTCTTTTATCTCTTTTAGTGAGAGCTTTCTACTAAAATAAATGATAGTCTTATCATTTAAAACGTGTTTCACCTTTTTACTAAGGTCAGGGCATGGGGGTATCACTTTATCTTCTGTCATAATCAACTTTTAAAATTACTCCTGGGTTCTTAGGATTTATAGAATAGTACAAACCTTCAATTTGTAGGGGATAAGGGAGTAAAAACCTCATAGAATCATCTTCTATATAGTTGTGTGCTACTAACAAGTCCTGAATTATTTGTGTAGCATTATTGAAGTCAAAATCTCTTTTAGACTTCCTAATAAAATGAAATCCCATGTGTATAGGATACTCTAATTCAGTAGGGAAAGTAGCTAAGTACTTTTTAAAGAGATTTTCCCTTCTAACATATTCTTCTACTACTTTATCTCTTACTGAGTATCTTTTGATACCCAGGTCTTTTAAGTAGCTTACAACTGTTTTAGAAGGAAAAATCCCTCTTGAGGTTTTTACCTTAGAATTTTTAAGAGAAGGTACATTACCTGGTATAAAGAATTTATGCATTTACTTCCTCCTCTTCTACTTTAGATTTTACATATTCAACAAACTCATCAAATGTAATATCATTTTGTATGGTTGAAACATAGTCTTCTTTTTTCATATCATCTCTGCCTTTAATTTCTAAACCAATCTTTTGAGCATGTTTTATCATTTTCCATAAGCTTTTTATTAGCTGGCTACTTAACAAAAAATCTTCATCTAAAAGAGGAGGGTTAGATACTTCTAATTTAAAAAGACCTGGAATACTTAAAAACTCATCTAGACCTAGACCTAATTCTTGCATTTTTTCCTCTCCTAATATTTCTCTTACTAAGAAATAAATAAAAGGAAGTTGCATATAAGATTTATCTATAGTAAGAGCAGCTAAAGGAACTGCTAATAATGAATCTAAGTAAAGTAAACTCCCATGTACATAACAGATACCATTGTTAACAATATCAAAAGGATTAGCTAAGGTTTCTAACCTAACCTGATGAGTAGAAGTATAAGTACGTACTTTACAATTGTTATTAAACTCTAAGTCAGGAGTTAGTAAGACATTTAAGTTTTCTTTAAGAAGAGTTGTAAGGTTCTTCAAGAATGCTATTCCTGTATATTGTTCTCCCCCATTAATACTTATACTTATTCCAATTTGATAAAAAGTAGGAGTTATAACTAAAGAAGGCAAACTATTATATTCACTATGATTTAGAAATACTCTTCTTTGCAAAAGATTTCTGTCTAGAATTTTTTTACCATAAATAACTTTACTCCTATCAGTATTGATTTTATAAGTAGGAGGGTATATATTCCTAGTTTGTACAATGTTAATCATAATGTTACAGTTTCTAGCATGTTAAAGATTTCATTTTCTACACTAAAAGGAACATCCCTAATATGTTCTCCTACAGCTATATTAAAGCAATGGTTTGTAAACAAAGCTACCATCTTAGAGCCAATCATAAAGCTATTGTGGGTAGTACCTTTAAAACCACAAGGCAAGTTTGCAGCTTCACTACTAGGAAATAGAGTTTTTTCATAATCCTCTATTCTATTTGGAGTAACTGCATATATGAAAAACTGCTCTGCTGTTAGTCTACCATCTATAAATATTGGAGGTGTACCTTCTTCTTGGTGTTTATCACAGTTTTGTTTAAATACTTCAAACATTTGTTCTCTAGCTTCCATATTATCAAAACAACTAAACATCACTGGAGTAGAAGGTGTTTGCAAAGTAAATAAGTCTGGAACTGCTTTAATGAAATAACGTGAGTAGTTTTTACATAAGTTCATTACTGCTTCTACTTTAGACTTATCCATATCCTCTTTGCCAAAAAGCTGATTAGATAAATTATGCCTGTTTACTGTATCGTTGTCATATAAAGTTATAGACCTAGGTCCTATTCTGGACATAAGAAATGCTACAATGGAACCTATACCCCCAGCCCCTCCGATAGTTACATCAAGGGACTGGGCAGTAGGTAACCATGCAGCATCCTTAAAACGGGAGTTATAAGAATTTTGCATATTTATTTATTTATTTAGTACACATGTGTGAAATCATAGTCATCGTCTAGAATTTCATCATCGTCATAGTAGATGCTGTTTAAAGCTTCATATAAATCTGACAGCACATCTTCTTTATCTGCTTTTGCTATAGCATCATTTGAACTTACTTCTACTAAAATATCTAAAGCCTGACCTATAAAATCAGCTTCTTGAGTTTGAGAAACTGTACTAGGGAAGAATTTTCCTCCATGGTTGCTGGCAATAGAGTTAATAAACCAATCTACCATATCATCTGCTTTACATAGACCTTTACCTAAAACTTCTTTATAAAACTTATCCAAGGCTACTAAAACACCACTATTAAGGCTGTTAGTATTATTTTCTAAAAGCTTACAAATGAAATTAAGTAATTCGTATCTACTGTATTTATATTCAGTGTTAGCAGGTACTTGATTATTGAAGTAGTTATAAGGATTACTATATGATGAACTTTGTGTAACAGTTTTTGTTTTTCCAAATCCAACAACTTTCTTTTCTTCCTGAGCTTTTTTAATAATGGTATCTACTCTATTATTAAATAGGTTATCTAAGTCAAAGGAAAAAGTAAGAGGTACTTCTACAATTACACTATTTTCTACCTCATTTTCTTCTTCTTTAGAACTAATCCAATTACCATCTTCATTCATATACTCAGAAAGATAAGATTTGGTTTTGTTTTTTACCAAATAAGCGACTTTACCTGTAACATCTCCAGCATTATTAACAATGATGGAAATACAGAAATTAGACATAGCAGCGTACTTATGCAAAGTAGAAGTATCTGTACCACTAAAGAATACATTCATATCTACATGAGAGTGGATAATACCCATTTTACAATCTTCTAATACAGGGTTATTATCATAAGCATCAATAATAGATTCATCTACCTCAAACTCTGTATATGAAGGCTCTCCCTTATGCATAGGAAGAATATCTATAGGCTCTAACTTAAAAGTATCAAGATTTATAGGATGTCCTTCAGTTTTACAAAAGATTATACCTGACCATTCTACGTCATTGATACTTTTACATAAATACCAAATTTTCGCTAATATCTCTTGGGAGAGATGTACTTTCAATCCTTTCTCTTTCACCAAGGTCTTGTAAGTACTTTGATAAGTGCTTGAATAAGGTTTCAACGTATTCTCTTGGGGGTAGGGTTGCTGTTGTATCCAGTAATTTGTTTTCATAATCAATACCGTAATTTATAGGTTTATTTCTAAAAGTTAAGTAGGGTTTATGTGAACTATCTATGAGAGCTAAATTTGCAACATTGTCCAGCTCTCTACTTAATAAATACTCATTTTCATATTCATTATAATAGGAGTTAATAACATTGGTAAAAGAAGAAAAGGATTCACCTGCATCAACAAGCATACCTACAGAAGGATAGATAAATGCATTAGTTCCTAAATTATAAGGCTCTTCCAGCATATCTATATTTTTGAAAGCCTGTTGTAAAAAATTAGTCAAGTCATCTTCATCTAAGTAATCATCTGTCGATAAAAATACATACCTTGAAAGATCCTCACCTAAATCTCTTAAATAAATATAAGGACCTCCATTCTCAGATTCCCAAACTAGAAGTTCATCAACTTGATAGAATAAAGATTCAAATGCTACTGCTTCAACTTCATTTAGGTTACTTGTACTATGTAGCTCATCCACTAAGCACTGCAAATCTGTAGCTCCTAGACATAGGTTTCTTTTAGAAAAGAAATTCTCAAGACTTCTAGTAGCAGCATGAGAATGTATATAACCAGCTCCAGCTTGTTCAAAAGTACCATGAGAAGAAAACATCTCTATTTTATTTCTTAATCTTAAAGCCTCATAATTCAAGCTAAAAGGGTAGCATATATAGGAGTCAAAAATAGTTTCTGTATTACCATTTTCATCATCTATATCTATTTGAGGGTAATGTACTATTAGACTAATATTTTCCTCATTATCTAGTTTTAAATCTACTTTGTCTTCTCCATAAATTTCTTCAGCAGCTCTTACTATCTCTATTAGTCTATTGTAGTCATTTTTAAGAGAAGAACTACTTAAGAGGTCTTCCTTAAAATTTGTTAGGTCTCTATTAAATCTTAACTCTTTTTCAACTTCAAAAGGTAAAATGTAACAATCAGTTATTGTAAGACTATTAATTGTTAAAAAACCATTTACAATACGCAAATCATTTCTTTCTTTATTATAGGGGTGTATAGTCCCAGCTTGCCATATAATAAACTCTTCTGCTTCTTTGTTAAAAACTAAAGGAATAAGCTTTGTAGTTATATCTTCTTGTAATGTTTCTTGTTTGATAGAAAACAAAGAGTGCTCTTCAACAAATTCTCCAATAGGTTTCGGATTTTCTAAAGCATATTCTAATTCTGTCATAGGCTTTTAATATGTAAAATAAAAAAGAGGGTAGCCTATTGACTACCCTCTTTAGGTTTAAGAGTACTGAAAATTAAGCCAAACCTTCAGAACGAAGATTTTCCAAATCTTCTAGCTCTTCTTCAGATAAACTTTCATCTGGAATAGAACCATTAACATCTTCTAGAATATCTTCCAAAAGATTCATCAACTTAGTACGAATTTCTCTGATTTGAGAATCAGTGTATCTAGTGCGATTACCACTACCAGATTCAATTTTCTTCATGCTAAGAATGACAGTAAAATTACCTTCAGGTAAAGAGGCATTATCAGATTCTAGAGTATTTCTAGTCTCTCTAACAATAGCTTTCATATCTGAAATACCTGAATAGGTTCCAGATAACTCTTCTTTAAGGTCACCCCAGTTAGTAGCTTCAGATTCAAAAGTTCTAGCAGAGGTAGATTGAGGAGAGATTACACGAATATTACGCATAGTTTTAAAGATTAAGGGTTTAAAAGATTAATGAGAATTTGTTGGGATTTTTGCTTTCCATGATTTTTAACTAAATCAGAAAAGTCTTTAGATTTATATTCATCAGGTATTTCAATCTGTTTGATTTTAAAAGTAGAAGCTATTTCCTTTCCATATATTCTTCCTCTATTTACTTCTTTGTTAAAATCATTATCATAAAGCAAGTATATTTTACTAAATCTTTGTTTTAACTGCTTAATGATGTGAGGCTTAGGTTCAGTGGTTTCTGCTTGTAAAGATACAGAATTTATCCCACTTACTTCAGTAATAGCCATCACATCTTTCAAGGACTTAGTAATTATTAAGACTTCTCCTGTATCAGGCATTTGTCTCCATCCTTGCCATACAGATTTATCCACATTGGATATAAATCTTCTTTTCTTTTCAAAAGGTTGATAGATTTTGTAGGTATACTTTTCATCTTTATACTCTAGATAAGCATAAGCAGGACTTTTGCTATTATCTACTTTTATTATATAATCATTAATAAATATATGTGAGCAACTGCTTACATTATATTTCTCTAAAGTAGATTTGCTTATACCAAAGCTAGACCAAAACCTTAAATCTTTAGGTGTAAAGTCCATACTTTTTATTCCTAGATGTACTGTTGAAGAGTATTTTTTGTATTCTTTGTCTTTTGGCAGTTCTTTCTTTACTCTATCACCATTAGTTCCTTCTTTTATTAAACCAAAATCAAAAGCTACTTTTTGTAGACTCTGATAGTAGTTTAAGCCAAAAAGCTTAGATACAAAGACAAAACAATCACCTTTTTCTTTAGTTGCAAAATCTCTAAACAAAAGCTTGCCCAATCTAGATGCATAAAACACACTAAAAGAAGGAATATCATCATTCCTTAAAGGACTATTAAATGATGTATTTAGTTCTAGTCCTTGTATGTAATATGCAAATATTTGATAGTCTGATACTTTTTCTAATATCAGCTCTGAAGATAGTAAGTCGTAGTCAAGCTTATTAAGATTTATCATAATAAAAAAGGGGGCGTTTAAGCCCCCTAATTTACAAAACCTTTGCTTAGATTACATCACTATCTGCTGTGTAAGAACCAGCAGAAGGTGCATCTTCTTCAATTCTAGTAAGTTGGTCAATGTTACTAGGCTTTAGTCTAGTTTCTGCTACAGGAACAGATTCAGACTCAATAAAAGGAACATAACCTCTTACTTGGAGGTACTTCTTAGGATACTGAGTAGTACCATAAGTACAGTACAACCTTACCATCATTGAACCAGCTTTAGATTGGATTAAGTTTAAGCATCCATCTAACAGCTCTTTAGTACTGTTAAAAGCTGGGATGTTAAAGTTCTCTCCGCAAAAACAATGAACTAAATGCTTAAGAGTTTTACCTTGCTTTTCAAGGTCTTTAGCAAAGGTATCTTTAGATTGGTCAAGATACCATAAGCCCATGTTCATTTCATTTCCTGCTTCATCTTGGAAGAAAATCTTATAATCAGGACCATTACTATTAGCATCAGTTTTAGGTTCAATCTTAGAAAGTTTTACATTTCTAACAAGACCAGCTTCACCGTTGTTAAAGATAGCTACAGTTTTTGCATCAAAAGATGCATCATTTAAGTTAAACATATATTAATATAGATTATGAGGTTACTAAATTAGATTGAGTTTTCAGCAGAGTTTACGAAAGAAGTCTCTTCTACAGCTTGCTCATCACTAGTGTGATTAGCTTCTTCAGCAGCTTGCTCATCAGGATTTACAAAAACAAAAGACTTTTCAGAGCGTCTAATAGCTCTAGTTTGAACTTTTCTTTCTTTGAGTAGTGCTACTACATCATCTCCAGCACATGCTACTCCATGCTTTTCAGAAATAATTTCTGCAATCTCATCAGCAGATTTGCCATCAATGGCATACCAGATTTTCAATTCACGGGTAGATACTGGAACTTGTGTTTTGTCAGACATTTGTTAAATGTTTAAATGTTAATAAAAGGGGGTTATTGGTAATAAGAGTTAATGGATTCTGCTACAAGGTTTAAGTCATTAGGAATAAGTTTTTCTTCAAACATTCCTTTAGGACTTTTAGCTGTAGAAGAGCCATCAGTTTGTGTAGAGAAGTAGTAATTAGTATTGTTGTCTTCTCCTGTTACTACTTCTGTAAAAAGAACAATAGTAAATAGACCTTCCAGAGTAATCTTATCATCCAAAAGTTTGCCTATTGTCTTGATTTTCCGTCTTTTAGCAAAGTTATCAGATACTTCTTCTTCATGGTAAAGACTAAAAACAATTAAGTCGTCTCTAAGATTTCTAGCTACATTTAGAACATCAAAAGTATTCTTTGCAATGTTTGTAAATTTATCATAGCCTTTTTCTTTAGCTTTAGCCATAAACTCAAAAGACATAAGATATTGAGAATCGTCAATCACAATATGCTTAATCTCAGGTCTAGATTTACTAATATATTCTAAAGCAGTAATAATAGTAGCAGCAGAGTCTGTTACTGCATAATTACCTCCTTCAGATAGCTTCTTAGCTACGTAATTAGATTTCCAACCTCTAAAAGGTAATGGTTTGTTAGAAACATTAATAATTACTGTTTCTTTAGGGTTTAGTGTTTCAATAGAAGTAGATTTACCACTTCCACTTTGGCCTACAATGCCTACTAGTGTACTCATAAATTATTATTGATTTTGTTTATTACTTTTTATGTAGTTGTATATCTCTTGTAGTTCAGGAGTTTTAGGCTTTGGCAACTCATCAAAATAATTAACTGCGCCATTGAAATATAAACCTACTACACCATTAGGGGAACCACTACGATATTTTAATACATGCAAAGAACGAAAGTTGTCCTGTAAGAGAGAAATGTTATATCCTCTAAAAGAGTCTAATTCATACCTAGCTGGACTAAAAACACCTAATGCTATATCACAATCCCTACCTGTTAATTTAGTCTCTCCTAGGCCATATAAACTAGGTATTAGTTTTGATTCTAAAGTTTGACCCTTATAAGTATCTAGTTCTTCCATAGCAGCAGCTTGCTGTTGTACTAATACAGGAATATATCCAAACATATTTCTAAGCTTAACCATATTATTACTGTGTTTTTCTATGGTGAGCTTAGTGCTTAGACCTTTCTCTGGATTTAGTAGTGCTGCGTGGTCTACTATAATAATTACATATTCTTTAGGATTAAAAGGCTCATAGTAATCAAAAATCTCTATTTCTTCTTCTTCAATTACGCCAGTAACCTCATTCTTAACTTTTTTAGTGATTTTTTTAGTGTGTATAGTACCATGACTTTTTGCATAGTCAACTAACTGTTTAAAAATACCATACGGATTAATTATATCATCATAAATATACACATAATCTTCGAGTTTTTCAAAGTAATCTTTAGTTTCAGATATAATTTTAAACTCCTCTTCAGATATTCTGTGTTTATTCATAGATAGTATTTTGTTATGGGGTATAACAAGACCTTTATCCGTATAAATCTTTTTAGCAATACCCTGTATAATTTTAGATTCTTTATCTATTTCTAGAGAATAGTAGAAAACTTTTAACTTAATATCTGTTTCAGTATTAAGTATAAAGTCTACTGGTCTATACATAAAGTAAGAATCTGTAAACTGAGTTTTGCCTACACCTGAATTTGCAGTTACCAAATAATATTTTTTCTGCATAATACCAGGTACAACATTCTCAAATCTTTCTAATCCCCAAGGTATACAGTTAATTTCATTATGCATGTTGTCTTTAATCTTGGCTAAAGCTCTATTAAATATCATGCATAAAAGAATTATTGTTAGTATCTAAGGTATCTTCTAAATCATCACAAAAAGCCTCTAATTTGGAAATTTTACCATCTTTAGTGTGACCTTGATTTTTGGAGATAAAGTAGTCTGCTTGCATCATATATTTCCATCTATTCAAAGACTCAGCATTTATATAATTTTGTGTAGCAGCCATTACTTTTTCTTTAGTTAAGTCAGGTCTTCTAATGAATAGTTCTTCCATCTTCTTAATGCAAGCTTCTTTACTACCCATAGCACCAGGCTTTTTACCTTTAAATAAAGCTCTGTAGTCATCTATCCATTCTGCAATAGGATTAGATAGTTTACTAACAAGCTTAGGTAAAAGTATAAGCTCTTTGTTTTGCCAGTTTAGTATTTTAATTAAACCTTGCTGTTGAAGACTATTTAGTAGCTCTACTACTTCTTTTTCTTCCATATAACTATGCTTTTTATAACTGTATAAGGCTTTAAATCAGAGTCTACACACTCCTGTACCCATACAATTTTTATTTCTTCTCCTGTGTCTATAATTTGAACAGAATGTATGGTAAGTATGATATAAATTACCATAATTATCATAACAAAAATTCCAAATCCAATCGCATCTTTCATATCAATCCTAAATGTTTATAAGTTAAATAGAAGTCTTCTTTTTCAAGCTGGACTATGAACTTAGGTATTACTCCTAAGACTTGGCTAACACTGGTTGTTTTAGGATGTGCAAGTTTATTTATAACTTCTACATACTTCTCAGGTTTATTTAAGGCTTCTTTGTTAAGCTCAAGCTCGGCTATTTTATAAAAGAATAAAACTTCTTTGTCAGTTAAAACTTCAGTTTTCTGCTGAAGCTTGGTTATTACCATAATGTTTTAAATTATTGTAGTGAATATACTGTATCTTAGAAGAAGGTACATCTACCAAAGCACTTTTTACCCATTGTTCATCAACAGTATTCATAGCCCTAATAATCCATACTTCTCCTACTTTTCCAGGGTTATTATATTCTAATCTAAGAAGTCTGCCTATTCTTTGTTTAGCAGTTTCTGGAGAGCTTTGAAACTGATGAACTACAGCTTTATGCAGAGGTTTAATGTTAAGACCTACATTAGCCATATTTACTACAGCAAGCTTATCTATTTCTCCTTCAGAAAAACTGTCTAAATAAGATACTTTAGACTTAGAATGATGAGTAAATTCACATAAGTAATTAGCAGATTCTGTTAGTGTACTAAAGATAAGAATTCTATCATCATTAAACTTCTCAATAACTTCTTTAGCAGCTTTAAGCTTACTCTTACAAGAATATATAAGCTTAGACCTTTTAGAAGCTATTTGCATTTTAGCAAGTTTTAATTTTTTAGCTTCTTCACCTACACTATTCCATTCAGCAAATTTGAGCTTATTAAAAATAGAAGTAAGGTAGTCATACTGCTTTTTCTCTGTAGTTAAAAAGGGCTTTTTCTTAGTACCAGCTTGTATGTATTTCTCAGTATCATCTAAGAAAACATCTACTATTTTAATTCTGTAATCTGCAATTACATTATCTCTAATAGCAGCTTCTAGACTATAGTTAAAAATAACTGATAGACCTATAGTCTCTTTAATAAATTTAGCAGTATCTAAGCTAATAGTACCTGATAACCCTAGTCTTTTACCTTTAGGTATCTTCTCTAATTGATTAAAGGAGAATAAATGAATCTCATCTAGTACAACTAAATCAAATTCTAAATCCTTATATTTCTTGAGAGAAGCTGTTGTAGTATAAGTCACATTGCTATCTGAGACTTTCCACTTCTTAAATTCTTCTTTCCAAGATTCTAGTAAAGCTACATAAGGGGCTACAACTAAAACTTTTTGATACTCTTTAGATATATCAATACCAATTTTAGTTTTACCTACTCCCATAGCTATATGCAGAATTCCTTCTCCACATTCTTTAAAACCCTGAACTGCTAGTTTTTGTATTTCATCTCTTTTTGCATTAATTTCCATAATTTATTTTTTCCAGAATTTTTCTACATAGCCATCTACTCCAATAGGAAATCCTATCACTTCTTCAAAGGCTTCTATCATACATTGTTTTTGAATTTCCAGCCATTGTTGTGCTTGCTCATCCTTAACTTCACAGACTACTGCATCATGCAATTGCATAACAAAGTGTACATCTAATCCAAGCTTTTGTCTCATTTCATCCATTTTAATCATGGAAAGCTTTGTTATATTAGCTCCTGTACCTTGGATATAAGTGTTTCCACTTTGCCTTTCAATTTTAGCATTAGTTGCAGGGTCATCATAAGGATTTTCAAAGAACCTTATTCTCCTGTATGGAGGCTTAGTTCTTATCATTAGATTTTCTCTTCCATATACCTTTAACATGTTAAGAAAACCTGTAAGCTTAGGCAATCCTTTGAAGTAACTAGATATGATACCTTTAGCTTCTGACAGAGGGATGTTAATGGAATCACTAAGCTTTTGGGGACCACCACCATATAATGCTAAGTAGTTGAGTGTTTTGATTTTAGTCCTCATACCTTTATGACCTTTACATTCACACTTCTGCTTACATTCTTGATATATGCAGCCTTCTTCTGTAGCTTCTTTCCATTTATCTTTGTAAACAGCTTCTGCTACTACAGAGTGTAAGTCATAGCCATTATTAAAAGCTTCCATCCAAGAATCCTCTTTACTCACATATCCTGCTATCACTAATTCCATAGCAGAGTAGTCACAGTCTACAAAAGAATATCCTGGCCTAGCTACAAAACAATTTCTAACTTCATTAGAAGCTGGCAATTGCTGCATATTAGGGGCTTCATCTTTCATACCTGAAGAGACTCTACCAGTAGCTAGTATTTGCCAATAAGAAGTATGTACAGCTCTTGTCTTAGGATTAACCCATTTTAAGTAATCTTTACCAAACTTGCTAATAGCTGTTTGATTTTCCTTAAAATCAAGGTATAAACCTACTAAAGGTATCTTAGCCTTATACTTTTCTATGATTTTTTCATTAACAGAATCAGTTCTAAGACCAGCTTCTTTTAAAATACTTAATACTTGGGCAGAAGAGGACCAGTTTATAGTAGTTTCAAAGTTTTCATCAAACAGTTTTAGCTGTTTGTCTATAAACCTATCAAATTTACCATTATTAGACCATTCTTCTTTAACATAATTGTCTAAGACATCTTTATACTTGTAAGCTTCCTGTTCTCTTCTATTAGCCTGTGTAATCCACTTATTTACATCTAGAAGCATTCCTCTGTATTCCATTTCTGCAAATACCCTAGAACACTTAAATTCTAGCTCTGCTACAGACATTAAATCTAACTTTTTAAGCTCCTCTATCTGCTTATTCATTACTTCCTCTAGAGCTATAACATCATGTGCAGCATACTGAATTACTTCATCTGTTAAGCCAGCCCAGTTAATTTTGCCTCTAATAGATTTGTCTAATGTATATTTATCTCCACAATACTTAGTAACAATATGGTCTAGCCTAAGCTGTCTATTTTCTAATCCTGTAGTCAATATGCATTCTGCTAAGAAAGTATCATAGATATAGCCTAGTTTAATTCCTTTAGCAAATAAGAACTTATCATCGTACTTACCATTTTGTAAGATATTAATAGCTTCAGGGTCCTCTAAAATGTTCTTAATTTGGGAAATATCTACATGTGTAGCATCAATTACAAACTGAGTATCTGCATTACCTATTTGAAAAGTATAAATATAACCTTCCCAACAAGTACCTATAGTTTCTGTGTCTATACTTCTAACTTTGTTATGCTTACACCATTCAACTAAGGTATCTATTGATGAAGGCGTACAAACACTACTTTCTATTAAAGGAGTAGCTCCTATAAAATATATCATAATTCACAAATGTTTTTTATTTTTTCATCTAGGTCTTTAGCTTTAAATTGATTTAAATCTAAAACACCTTGATACCTTCTAAAATGATGTAAAACAGTAGTTCTATTTATGTGAAACTTTTTAGCTAGGCTTCTCTCATGGTACTTTAAATATTTATTTAAGTAGTATAAGATAGCCTGCTTTGCTAAAATTATTTCACTCCTTCTAGAACTACTGTTTACAGCTTCTATAGATGTTTTGTAGTGATTGCAGATTATCCTAAATAAATAGTCTTCTCTGGTTTCTTCTAATCCTGGAATAATCCATGCGTTCACTATAGGTTTCACTTCATCTTAAGTTCAAATTTAAATAATCCCCATAAAATAGAAAATGTTCTAACAGAGGATGTATTACTTACCTTTTTATTTTTAGAAGACTGAGGTTTATCATAGCTTCTTATAAGCTTTAAATAATAGATTTGAAAAGTTTCTATCATTTTAGCATTAGGTTTTAATTTACTATTCCAAACATAGTGATCACCACGCTTATAGATTATTTTATTTTGAGCTAACCACGATACAAACCTGCTATCTATTTTTAGGTTCCTATAAATTTCATCCTGTCTCCTAATTTTATTAGTAGAAAGATAGTTATAGATTTTATTAGCTTGTTTAAGCTTTTTCTTTACAGATTTTTGATTTACTTCCATAATTAATTATCAATTTCATTAATAATTTGAGTGATTATACTGTTTACATCAAACTTACCATTAGTCTCCAGATTAGCTAATACTACTTTATTTTCTATGTCTTTTGACTTTACAAGTACAGATTTTGTATACTGTGGCCCTTCTGCTTCTGAAGCTGCTTCTAATACTATTTTATCTAAATTTAATGTAGTTGGCATTTTGTAAAAATAGTTATTTGGCATTTTGTAAAAATAGTTATTAAGCTGTATAATTTTTTCTATAGCTTCTCTATGACTTAAAGCTAAATTTATATAATCATTGTACATTTGTACTGATTCTTGCAAGTTTGCACATTCTTCAGATTCTTTATAAATACCAAGATTTTCATCTTGTATTTCACTATTCCTCTTTCTAAGTCTAGTGCAGATTTCTTCTACAATAGCATTAATTTCTGCCTTTGTTAATTTTGCCATTTTTATGTGTTTAAGGGTTTAAAAGATTTAATTTTTCTAGAACACTTTTTACTTCATTTACTAAGTGTTCGATGTCTTTGTTATTGTCTATAACAAAGTCAAACTCAGCATTATCTAAAGCTGTTTCAGAAGGATGATTGTGTAGTTCTTTGCCTCTTTCAGCATGTTGAAGAGGGCTACTTTTTTCAGGTAAATCTGATTCATAAGCATACTTAGGTCTATTAACCCTAATAGTAATTCCACCTCTGTTTTTTACAGCTTGAAATTCATTAGGAAATCTCATATCTGTAATAATCCAGTTGGGAGTATCTGACTCACATAAAGTACTGTCATCTGACTCCCTATAACACATACATTTAGTTCGTGTATGATAAAATTTACAAGAACTTGTTGTATCATAATCAGCAAACAAAGCATTAACCCAAATATTAGGATGAATAATGTTTCTACCACATTCAGTACCTAAAAGTTGAAGAAGTTTTCTAGGAGTAAGTTTAATTAGGTACTTTAAAGGTTCTTCTCCTTTTTTATAACCATTATTTAAATAAGGAATCATAATTCCTCCATCAAAACCGTAATACCACCACTCTTCTCCTAATTCTTTATTTTTAAATTCTTCATCTTCAAGTTGTTCTCTAGTACATCCTAAAAGAATACAGACTATATCTTTAAGTTTACCTGCGAACTTTTTGATTTGCCAATTAGGATTAACTAAGTGTTGATTAGAATCTAAATGCCTTCTCTTAAATTCTTCAAATGTAGGATTATCTACTGTTGTTAAATACTGAATTATCTTACCTACAGTGTCTTTTCCACTATTTATGCGTCCTGATATACCCAAAATCATAATAATATATTTTTATAACTCCAATAATAACCCCCACAAGATTTTGAATTACCTCTTGCACACTGCCCTATTCCAGCTATATTTATAGAAAGAGCTTCTCCTGCTTCTTTAGCAGTGTTCCATTTTTTAATCATAATAGTTTTTTCTTTATTAAATTGATAAACATTTTTATCTGGTTTTAATTTTTTACCTTTTAATCCTTTATTCCAAGGAGTGTGATTTTTACTATATTGTGTATCACTCTTTCTGATTGAAGCGGCACATTTATAAGAACAAGATTTTTGATTAGATGTATTACAAACAGGAATAAAAATTTTTTTACACACTATACAATTTCTTTTTTTAATAATATTTTTATTCCAAGGTTTACTACCTTTTTTAAAACTTGTTTGATTACCAAAAGATAATCCTTCACCTCCTTTGCAATAATTAACTAAATTAAATCCCCAAGAAGTAAACTGTTCTATCCAATATTGTTCCCAAAATTTCCATTCATCAATATCTACTTCATCAACAATAAATAATTCTGGCTTTAAATTTAATTTTCTTAAAAGGTTTATCCAATTAAACTTATAAGTAGGTCTATATCTTGCTGGATTACAATGGTTTTTTAATCGTTGTTTAGGATTATTTGATTTTCCAATGTATCTAACTTGATTATCCCTTGGATCAACTAAACAGTATATAAATGTACTTTTCATCTTACAAATACAAAAAATAATTCAACCTGAGTTGATTTTCCCAGAAATTGCTATTAAATTATTGCCCATTGTTTTTATATTTTAATCAGTTTTAATCCTTCTTGTAATCCTTTTTCTAATGCTTCTTCATATGTTTTTTCTGAATAACCTGGTTCATAAGGTGCACCTAAAATTGTTTTATATTCTTTGTCTTCAAAAAATTTTCTAACAGTTGGAAAATACTTATTAGAAAATACTGGAAAAGCTGATACATGAATATTATGTTCTTCTCTCAACCATTTTTGAAGTAATGATTGTGTTGATGCATAAGGAAACATATTATCATCAACATCTATATGATTTTGTAACTTTATTACCCCATTAAAATCTGTGTATTGCATCCTACATACTAAAGTAAACCCCTTCTCTTTAGCTAATTTAGCCGTTTCAAATGTTACTAAAGTATCTTCCATAATTTAAAAGTTTTATAATGATTGAATAAACTCATGGAGTTCTTTGTTCCACCGTGCATCAGCTATGGCGTTGTGTTCGTTTATTTGTTTGGGGTAGTTGTCTTTGTTCATAACATAAGACATCCTTGTTTCAAAATCTTCATTGCCATTCA